TTTTTTAGCTTGCAAGCTGAAGCTCATACACCACCACCGTTGTTGCAGGTTTAACTTCTTTTACACTCACCACCCTAAAGCTCTGGCTATTGATGGTAGCCGTATCACCTACAACAATCTGCGTATCAGATGACGCTAGGGCATTATGAACAACCCCTATAGTAGCAGTATCACCTTGCTCAGACTTAGCCTCATCAAGAATAACAACAACAGCCGTATAGGTTGATGCACTTGTACTCGTTGCAGAAGTGATATTGTAAGTCTCAGCTATACGACTAAACGTCACCGATTGACCAAAATCAGTTATTAGATTTCGTGCTGTAGATGCTAAAGGTGCGTAATTAAAAGCCATTAAACCCTCACTACAGATGTTGCGCTTCTAACTAGCTTGCGTAATGCGTTAGTCACAGCAGGGGTTAACACTCTATCTGCTGATCTATTTTTATACGTTACCGAGATATTGCCTATAGTCTCTGTCTGAGTTTCTCTAGCTATAGCGCCATCAGGCGCATTGCCAGCCTCGTAAGCGTATGTAAGCTCATACAAAGCAGATAAGACTTCTTTAGGTATCTCATCTGAATTCTTACCGTAACCATTAACAACAATTCCCGTTCTAGGCCATTGCAGAGCCTGTTCTTCAGTGGCTTTCATACCAATAAAGTGCAGAGTCTCAAAGTAGCTCATAGCTCTAAAGATATAAGTAGTTATTTGATCGTTGCTTGGATTAGAGCCTACACCATACCTATCATCTCGGTATGTCTTATAGTTAGCAACAGTAATATAGCTATTGGCAGACGCAGACTGTGAGCCTGTCTCTACCACTAAGGCAGTTGGCATCGCTTCTGACTCCTAAAAAAAGGGGCTACGGCCATCGGAGTATAGCCGCAACCCCAGATTGCAATTATCCTAAGATAGTTGTAATGAAGTCACCTTTCCATGCTTTAACGCCCCAGACTGCGCCAACCTCAAGCATAGTTTTACGATAGCCCTTATAAATACGGACTTCAAAAACTAACCCTGAGTGCGGGTCTTGAACAATAATAGCATCGTCAGCCGCGTCACCTACAGAGGGAACTGCTGGCGCTCGCATCGCTAACTCAATTGCATTTCTGTGGAATACAGAAGTGGGGGTATAGCTTGCCGCCATTGTTATCTCAGCTCCACCACTCACAGCATCAATGATGCCAGAGCCGTTTAGCTGGATAGTACCAGTTGCCGCACCTGAGCCAGTTGTACCACTAGCTACAATGTACTGCTTACCTGCGCCACCAAACTGAATAGCATCACCCTCAAGCAATGTGCCTGAGTTTGAACCAGCAAACGCAAATGAAGTATCGCCAGCAGATAAAGCACCATCAGGGTCATGCCCAGTCATACCACCAGCAGTATGCTGAGAAATACCGCCAGATTCGCGGAGTTTGATACCATGAACATTGATTAAAATACCCTGCTCTCGAACATCTGTAGTACCTGCTGTGTTAGCGTTAAGCAAGTTGGTGTCTGTGCGTACATTGACACCCGCTAAGGTGTTCATCACAGCATTCATCTCGCCATCACTTGCAGGGCAACCAGCGTCAATTAAAGCCGCTCTAGCTGTAGCAAGCAAATCAAGGTTACTGCCAAAAGGTGTAGTAGCCGCAGTACCACCAGCCGCAGTTCGCGCACCATTTTTAGCCGCTGTTGCTAGATCAACCTCAATCTGGTTGGTTAGCTTACGCATAGCCTGAGCAATTAAGTCGCCATAAACACTGTCATACTTACCAGTGTTACGCAGTAATTTTTCTTGCTCTGCGCCTAATGGAATTTGCACAGCTTTTGCGTTGCTTAAAGATAGAGTTTCACCAGTAATGGTTGTAGCTATGCCATCTGGAATGGTCATTGCACCATTAGAAATGTCTTGTAACGCGCCAGACTCAGAAGTAAAAGCCGCAGTTACGTTATCGCCTACAGCCGCTCTAGTGCTGTCTGCATTCATTGTTACCGCTGGAATGAAGCCTACAGCTTCACGCCCTACAGTGTCAGCCGCTACGAAAATATCGTTAGCTAAGCTAGTTAAAGTTAAATCAGCCATTTTGAGACCCCAAAAAAATAATTAAATAATTTTGCCGCCTGATTTGATGTATTCCATTCGCTTGTATGAATCCATAGCATCAAAATCTGCACGACTTACCGTCTTGGAATCACTAGCCCCGCCACTGTTTCCGCCTGTTGCGCCTCCCCCAGAGGACTCTAACCCATCAACTAGAAACGGATATTCCGTCTTAATTGATTGCGTTAATTCTTCTACACTGCTAACGGTTAGATTGCCATTAGCATCTTGAACTCTAAGCTCGCCATCTACTAGCGCCAGCCTAGATGTAATCTGTTCAGATAATAACTTAGCTCTAGCTGTGTCTTTTGTTAGCCCTGTAGCCAACTCTAATGCCTTGCCGTTTATCTGCTGTCTTTCAATCTGGCTTTGCAAATTCTGCAACGCCTCTGAAGCCTTTTGGCGCTCTGACTCTGAGCTATTGTATAACTGCTCATAGTCATTAGCCTTTTTCAATTTAGCTTCATGCTCAGCTTTAGCTAACTGCTCGGCCTCTTGCGCCTTTTGCTGTGCTGTTTTCTTTTCTGTTAAAAGCTCATCTATCTTGCGCTTCAAACCGCTTACATCTTCTTGCGGCACGCCATCTACGTTCAAAGTGTAGCCATTTTCGCCCTGCGAATATAAGCCCTGCTGTGATTCGTCTAAAGTTGTAAATTCTTCCGCGCTAACTGTATACTTTATGCTCATTTATAACCCCTAGTTATAAGAAATGCCATCTACCCTGTAGATTTCTACTATATAGCACTATATCTCAGCTTTTGCAAATGCTATTGGGTTTAATTCGCGTAATCTGTCCAAACTGTAGACAGCACCTTGATTATCGGTAAATTTATCTATTTTTAAGCCGCCTTTTCTAAACAGCTTAGCCCTTGCATCGCCATCAGGAAACTTAGAAAAATACTCATCTTGAAAGCCAGCAGGTTGCTTTTTTAACCAACCGCCAAACGTAGTCTTGGCAGATGTAGTCCCCGCCCCCTTTGCGCCTACTTGTGGCCGTTCGCCTGTGACCTTAGCGCCTAAGTCATATTGCGGGTCAACAACCATATTGAGAGTAGAGCGACAGTTAAAGTGAGCAGGTGGTTGAGGATAATCGCTGTTAATAGGGTAAATCTCACCATCTCGACCAGCACAGGTTAAGGTGGTGCGGTCATCTAGCGTAGCAAGCCACTGTACGCCCTCTAAAACGTCACTGTTGGCCGCTATAGTCTCACTCCTTGCGATTGATGCCGTATGGTTTGTCATTGTCCTAGCAAGCGTGTCAGCCTGTCTAGCGGTCACTCTGCCTAAGTCTTTTATCTTTGAGCTTATCTGTGCATTAGTCTCGCCAAGTAAATAGCCATCAGTAACGGCCAGCTTTATAGCTTGTGATTGTTTAGCTCCAAACTGCGATACCGCTTGCTCTATGTTGAGTAGTTGCCCTTTCTTGGGGCTGAAGGTTTTAACTTTGAGTGCTGTTTCTATTTGATTTGTTGCGGGTAGTGCCGCGCTGTACTCTGCGACTGTGGCTGAGCCTACCATGCTGGCAGTAAACTCGGCCTCTGAAAGTGCAAACTTGTTAAGCTCGACTATCATTGCTGTCTTGCTTTTGTCGTAGCCACCGCTTATTAGCTGATCTATATCAAGGTTTATCTGCCGTAACCTTGCGCCACTAACCTGCGTTAGCTCATTTTCTGAGAGCTTAGACAATACCTTAGACTGCACCCGCTTGAGGCCAGCTACATAATCTTTAGCGACACCAGCACCATACCGTTGTATAAACAGTTGATGCCTAGTCGCTACGTCTGTGGTGTATTGGTTACTCGACAAATTTGCCTTCTCTTAAATAATCGTCAGTTATTGACCAGCGTAAATCTGAATCAGTTGTATAGGGGCAGTCATTCGCCTCAATCTTTTCTTCAATAATCTGGTTAAGCTCGTCAATCTGGCCTTGCGTTAATTCGTGATATTCCATTTTCTTGCCCTCAGTTTAGGGGCTTGCGCCCCTGTTAATTAATAATCTCTTGTAAGTTTTTTTGATGATTGTCTAACTTTTGCTCTTACTCTTTTTCTTTGTCGTTTAGTTTCCGACCGAGATAATGAATTTACTTTTTCTAAGCGTTCTGACTTGCTCATACTTACCCCTTATGGGTGATAAATAGTCCACTGATTATCGTAATTAGCAAACAAATCTAAAATCTCGTAAGCCTGTTGAGTTTCTTTAGAACAATTAAAAACGCCTTTCTCAAACTCGCCTTTAGTAGAATCAATACAATTTAAAACATGATGTATTGCTTCTCGCAAATCGCCTGTACCAAACTCATGCTTCCCAAAAGTACCCCATTCATTTTGCTCAATGCGAGACTCTTGTCTATCGTAGTATTCTTGTGTTATCTCTATTTCTTTATTCATTTTCTTGCCCTCTTTGTTAATTGATGGTGTAACTATAAGGGCTATTACGCGTAATGTCAAGCAATTATTTAAAATAAATAAAATTATTTTACAAATCTACAATATTACCATTTTCCTCATCAATCTCGTCATTGGTTCGCTCGGCCTTGACTATGCCCTGCGCTCGGCTCATATCCTGTAAATCTGACTTGGCAATGATACCCCTGTCATTGAGCTGGATAGCGGCCATCAATAACTGAGGATTAGCGTCATCATCAAAAAACTTCTTATTCAGAGTAAATACGGCCTCTGTGGCATCTACGCCCATAAACTGCCCGCACCAATCAATGCAAGTTGCTATGGCCTCTGATACGTTATCTGCGATTGTGGATAGAATAGAGCTTTCACCTGTAGCGTCTATGCGGCTCTGTGTGGCCGTCTTAGCGCTGGAATCTTCAACCATGCGAGCGCCTAGCTTCCGCATTTGTTCCTCTTTACGAACCATTAAGCGGTCTGCTAATTGATTCTCTGAGGCTTGCACTGAACTGAAGCCGCCAGACTCACCCAAGAAATGACCCGCCATACTGCCGACAGTAATACCATTGGGGTTAGCCTCTGAGAACTGCTGTAAACTCATAGAGCTAGAAACGCCTAATGTTAGCTGGCCATGTATAAAACAATTCTCCTCAAGGTCAGCAGAGTTGCGATAGTGAGCGATATTAATATTAGCAATATCAGCCAAAGGTGGAACATCAACACTTGCATCATTGTTTTCACTCCCCACAATAAAGAGCGGAATGTAGTCAAAGGCAGTCCCATCAGCTTTCTTAGGAGCAAATTCTTGAGTATAGGGCGCATCATCTCGGTAAACCTGTTGCGTGTATATGCCATCTCGTAACCTCAATACTCGATATTGCTTAGCCATCTCATAGCTAAACTCATCATCATCATTGTCATATAGCTCACAAAGCACCGCCATCGTCAGTACTTTACGACCCCCCACTACACCAACATTCCAGTTAATAAAATTCTCTGCTGTATATCGGTTGATATTTGCCTGTGGTTGTATCTGTTGCT